TCAGCACTAGGGCTGATAAACAGGACTGCGCTACCTGATAGGTTTAGTAATGATCCTGTTGAACTGGATGATAGTACCCTTGTCAGGGTAGTACCTGAATGTGTGTATACACCTTGTCCTATCTCAAAGGCGGTTCCATCTTCTATAACGTATCTGACGGTATCCCCATTAGAGATACCGCCAGAAGCAAAAGTCTGAAAACCTGACTCAGCAGAACCAAGGGTCACAGTTCCTGTGCCTGTGGTCGAAGTGCTTACTTTAACTCGATCTGCAAATTTTACCACAGTAAGGCTCCATTAAGCTATGCGAATGATAGCGTTAGAAGCATCCGCTGCAGGAAACTGAATAGTAAAGTCACCTGCTGTAGAGGTCTTGTCAGAACCGAAGTCTAACACAACCACTGTGTCCGTTGTGCTTGACCCACTACCTGTTGTGGTATTGTAGATCAAAGCACCGCGAGCAGTTACAGTAGCATTTGAAAATGTCAAATCAGCAAAGTCAGTCAGAGCTGTTGTTCCCGATGTTGAGGGATCTACTCTTGTTAGAGTTCCACCACCTGCGGTATAGCCAGATCCGCTTACTTCGTTAGAAGTTGTATAAGCAGTTGTAGCTGCGTTAAAAGAGGCGCTGTTTGTATACATTGCTAATTTAAATGTATCACCTCCTGAGTTTTTGAAGTTATGCGCTCCCTCAAGAAGTTCTTGCTTGAAGGACGTACACATGTAGTTACCAGAAAATGCCATATCATAATCTCCTTATTAGTTCGGCAAGTTTAGGATGCCCCGCGTCTTTCAAGGCATTATACACGGTTGTGCGGTCACTGCGAATAGCTTCTCGCATATAAAATGCAACCACCTTTTCCATGTGCTTTTGAAAGGCTTGTGCCTGATCTCGAATAGCAGGGTGTGTAGTGGAAGAAACACTTATCAGTTTCTCTACACATCTCTCTGCTACTTCGTCAGGTGTAAACCCTCTATTCTCTGTAGTCTGTATGTTAACTATAGGATCTTTTGGTATATCCACGTTAAACTTAAACATTAGCTTCGCTAGGGCCGTAGCCCTCCTCCCCATTTCTGTAGCCGTCTTGTTGAAGCAAACCACCCACCTTGGTAAATGCTTGCATGGCTAGTTGATGTTGTTTTCTATACTCGTTCATAAGTTCTGTATCGCCTTTCATAAACGAATAAGCTTCTAATATTGAGCCATACAGCAGTGCTGTTTCGGCATTGTCACCCAACCATGTTGTACCTGCGGTTACAATAGATGGTGGATCATAATAGTAATTTATTTGAGCTAAATAAGCTGTGTCTGGAGTTGGTGCTAATATAAAAAACCCCGGAGTACTTGTCGTACCCCCAACGAACTGACCATAATACTTAGGTAAACCTGTATCAGAAGCAGGGTATGCTTCTTTCATATAAGTCACGTTCTTGTTTAAGAGGTAGCTCCAGTTACCATTGGCGTCTTGTATAGCTATAGAGTACACAGCTATCATATCACTTGGCCTAGCCAGATACTGAGAATTTGCTGCAGTAGAGCCAGTAGAAGCTTTTCTAAGTTCTGGTATAAGAACTTGCCGAAGTATTTTCTCTTCTGCCTGACGGACAAACGTAGGAATATTAGCCACAAAAGAAGTCTCTGTATTCTCTGTGTAATCCTGTATAGCCTGTGTTAACTCTGTATAGTTCATTTGAACTTATCCGTTTCTGCTAAATTTGCCGCCTCTAACAGCCTTACCCATACCGCCACATGAACCACCGTGCTTCATGGGAACTGGTTCTTGCGATTGCATTTGCTTCTTTTTCTTTTGTTGTGCAGCCGCTAAAGGGCTTAAAGCTGCACCTGCTAATTTGCCAAACGCACCCTCACCTGAGATCATTCCATACAAAGGACTGATGCTACCAAGAATTTTACTGCCACCCTTTTTCTTAACAACTTTTTTCTTAGGTGGTCTTCCTCTTTTTGAACCGTATGTTCCAACTCCTTGAGGCATAATATTATCCTTTCTTCTTTGGTCTAATTTTAGGTTTTAGAGATTTTGCTTTTGGTCTTACTTTAGGTCGCAAAGATTGATTTTTTGGATCTTTTTTCTTACGAACTTCTGCAGCTTTTCTTTTTGTATCTGCTCCTGCCTCAAGCTTTGTAAAAGTATTATTACGCCCTTTGTCTGCTGCTCTTTGAAGGCTACTGCGAGCCTTGTTGCGAATATTGGTAAGTCCTTTAACAATAGGTTGATTTTTTATGCCTCTTTTAACACCCTTCATAAATGAAGAGGTTTTGCTTTTTGAGCGCTGACCTTGTTTATTTTCCCTAGACTGCATAGTGCGTTTATTTCTTGGTAAGTTTCTTCCTGTTTGCGCCATCTCGACCTCCAAAAAGTTCAATTGAACTTATTTTAACATGTTTAAATTTCCAAATCTACCGTTAAGGTGTGTTCGCTTGGCCTCCCATACCACTATGATTAGTGCAATAGTAGTATAATGTTGGTGCGCCTGAAGCCACAGTAATCCTAGTATAAGCACCTGCGTTTCCGGGGGTTCCACTAGTTACAACGCCTGTTGTGTACTCTACGCCACTGGCATGAGTTCCGTCTGGTGTAGTAGAGAACCTTAACGGATGACCACTATTACTTGAGTGAGACTGATCAAACGTATAAGTGCTACCCTCATTAAGGCTTCCTGTAGGTGCTTCAGAGCCATCTATATAAAACTTCCCGCTTGCTACTGTAATTGCAAAAGATGATACCACATTAGTTGACACGATAGCCGCACCTGTGCCACCAGTAGCTGAAACTCCGTTTGGAGTTGCATTTGCTTCTACCCCCGTTAGAGTAACTGAACCTACTCCACCTATAGCGGCATTTGGAGCAGTTAAATTTGTAGTGAATGTATTGATTACAACAGAGCCAACAGCGCTTGTTAGAGGCGTACCTGTGACTGTTGCGAGACTTTCACTAAAATCTACACTAACCCTACCAACAGATGCAGTCATAAATTGAGCGGCATTCCAAACAGGATCAAATCCAAATAGCTGTCTGCTCTCCTCTAAAGATCTATCTGGCCTAGCATGTGAAAGGCTTTGAGGATCAAATATTCTCACTCTTCCAAGAAAGTTTTGAGGATGATCTCCATCAGAAACATCTCGACCAACTCTTAGGCCAGTCTTCACACCATTCTTGTACTCATCAACGAGATCATTCAGAGGGTATCTGAAGCCAGTTCTATCACAGAAACCAAAAGCGTATTTATTACTAGCGCTTCTCATCCACCACCTATCAAGAACGTGTTGTGTGGTACAAATCTTATAGACGCTGTTTCTGCGTCTTCACCTGCTGCGAGTTCAAACTGATACTCATACTCTTGTTTTAAAGGGACAACTCTAGCTATTGCTTCTGGTTTTTTCATAGCTATTTGGTAAGCAAGACCTGCAACAAGACATGGTATAAACCGTGGGGGTATTGCCGCTGTTGTACCAACACCTGAAGACAGCCCATCTATACCTTTCAGTCTAAAGAACGATAGCGTGTAAGCAGTGTCTGGCACAGGCCACAATGTTACTTTTGTCTCTGCGGCTAGTCTTTGTACATATATCTGACTAGGCTTGCCTGTGGTATTCTTGTTAGACTGAGCGGCATAGTTGGACACAGATATACGTTCTAGGGCTGTATCTATCTGACTAGTACCAGTGCCAGTCCTTATATTATGCTCAATTACATCAATGGTATCTATAGGCATATTATAAGTTTCTATACCTGCTGTTAAGGCTAAAGTTCCTTCATCTATGGTAAAAAGGTTAAGCCCTCTATTTTGCCACTCAAGCAACATAATATTAAGGCTACGTCTCGCTGTTCTAAGATCGTAGCCTGTGTTTAACTCTAAGCCCGCACGTTCATACGCCTCTTCGAATATATCAGGTAAATCTGGTGTAACGACTGCCATTTTATCCTACCGTTTCTTGGCCTTAGAGTTTCTAGGAAAGCTCCTGTTTTTAGCCTTTGTTTTCATCTTTAGGTTTTTTCTAGAGTTATCACGAGGATTACCGTTCCTATGATCAACATCTTTTCCATCACCCTTTTTTGCTTTACCTGCCTTTACCATCTTGGATCGTGCTGTATTTCTAGATGCCCTTCTCTTCTTCTGTTTAGAAGAGGAGTGGTAGTTGTCATATTCTTTTCGATAATTACGAGGCATCTATCTGAAAGCTCACCTTATTGTACCTTTAGTTTTGCCTCTAACAGCAACACCATCTATTCTACCACCCATAGCAGTCTTATATACCTTCGTTGGTTTCGTCTTTTTGGGTGGCTTTTTTTTCTTTTCTAAACGCTTTTCAGCTTCAGGAGAAATGTTTCTCATTCTAACGCCATCACCTGAAATGTTTCTCATTCTTTTACCGTACTTCTTTTTAGACTCTTCCATAAGTTTTTCGGTATCAGATTTTGGTTTTTGTTTTGGTTTATATTTTTGACCTTTAGGAGGAACATTTGCTCTTCCACCTGCCTCATCAAACATACCCATTTTTTTTAAGGATTTGTTATATTTTTTTTCTTTGCGTCTTTGAAGAGCGTTTGCGATTGCTTTTGCTGTTGTAAATAATGGACTTGGCAACATATTTGATGCGGGAACATATTTATAATTTTTAGGTCTTTTAGCCATTATAGAAACCTTTCTGCTATAGCTGCGGCTACAATTAGAGCAGCAATGCCCCACAGCCGCACATCCAACCGTTCAAGTTGTTTTTCAATGCGTTCAAAGCGCCGATCAGACTCTTGTTCATGTTTTTCCATAAGCGTTAATGCATCTATGGAATAACCCTTCATAGTTCCCTTACGAGCAGCCATAACATCAGTTATAAAATACTGTTATAGCTGTAAGAGCCGTAGCGGTAGCTACATGAATATCACTAACTCTAATCCCATCATCTGGGATGTTGACAGCATGAACGTCAGAAGCCTTTAGATCTAAATCTAGAACTGTAGCTCCCCCGTTACCGTCTGAGATAGTTAATCGAGGTGTACCC